TGAGGAAGTGGCTGAGCTGCCAATACGTCAAGCTCAATTGCTTGAATGGAAGCGCTACGCCGTGTACCTGGGTCGGGTTACAACTCAAGAGGGCTGGCCACCTGACGTTGTTTGGCCAGTGCAGCCGACAAGCGGTATGGACCTGACAGTCTCAGCGGTTGCGCCGCAGACTTCCTGATAGCACATTGCCGGTGGTATCCTTTGAACGCCAGGTGCATTGCCTGGCGTTCTCATATCTGAGGGTTACCGATGGACGCACCTTCCCTGGACGGGCTGCCGCTTATTATCTCGACAGGGGTTGGGGTGTTCTTTGCGATGTCGGCAGCCCTCAATAAGTGGCTGGACTCGCAGAAGAACGAGACAACCCAGGTTTCGATCCTGCAAGCAGACCGCGACGACTGGAAAGAAAAAGCCGAGTTGTTTGAAGCAAAAGCCGAACAGGCATGGTCTACTGTAAATACGCTCAACAAGGATCTATCTGAGCTTAAAGTTCAAAATGCACGCATGGATGAGCAGTTGACACAGTTGCGCCGCGAGAACGCCGAGCAGCGCGAAACCCTTCAGGCGTTTATGAGGTCACAAAATGGGCGAACAAATCCGTAGAGCATGGGATAAAAGCGCGGTCCCGCTCTATCTCGCAATGGCGGTAATTCTGTCGATGGGCTGCGGGTATTCAATCAGCGCTGCGCAGAACCGACAAACCACCGTGGACATCACGGCCATCCATAGCAAAGAGCGTGCGTCAATCCGCAGGGCTCACAAAGCTGAAGTCAAAGCGCTCACCGATCGCAACACCTTCCTTGTAAACCAAATCGCGCAACTCGCCTCAAAGTCCAGCGATGCCACCAAAACCGCAATCGACAAGGTCAAGGAGGTGAATCAATGAACCTTCCACTTCTCGCCATCAACGAGGCGCTTAGCCTTCTCCCTTCCAAGATGACCACGCGGTCTGCGCTGGTGCAGTTGCTAGCCATTGGCGCGCAAGAGTCCAAAGACTGGCAGCACCGGCGACAGATGGGTAACGGTCCTGCTCGTGGCTTCTGGCAGTTCGAAAAGAATGGCGGCGTTACGGGCGTGATGGAACACCCGCTAAAAACCGTTCGCGATCTGGCGCGGCAAGTATGCGCAGCCCGCAACTGCCCATGGGACCGTGAGGTTATCTGGTCCAACCTTGAACGTGACGATGTGCTGGCCGCTGCGTTCGCCAGGCTCAACCTGTACGGCGATCCCTTCGCGCTTCCTGCGGTCGGTCAATGTGAGGCAGCATGGGAGCTTTACTTGCGCGTATGGCGCCCTGGCAAGCCCCACCCTGATGAATGGCCGGCGCGCTATGACGCCGCTGTGCGAGCGTGCGCGTGATCCCCCAGGCCTGGTTGTTGGGTGGCGCATTCGCTGCTGGCCTGGCAGTCGCCGGAATGGGTCAGGAATGGCGCTGGGGTGCTGAGCACGAGGCGTACAAGGTCAGCGTGGCCAACGATGCCAAAGAGCGCGCCTTAGCGGTGCTGATGGCCTTGGACGCAGCCGGCGAGAAGGTGCAGGCCGGTGAGGCTGCGATATCCAAACAGAGAGAAGACAATGCCAAAACAACCGAGCTGCAAGCCGCTGAGCTGGACCGTCTTAACCGTTGCCTTAAGTCTGGTGCTTGTGGGTTGCGCGTCGCGGCAAGATGCCCCAGTGTGCCCAACACCGCCCCAAGTGACAGTTCCAGCCGAGATAGTGCAACCGGTGCAAGACTTGATGCCGCTGCTGAATCGGATTATCTGGAGTTCCGACGAAAGTACGCCGAGCAATTGAACACCTTGCGCATATGCAAAACCTACGGCGACACGCAAATTAAAAAGCCCTCGCAATGAGGGCTTTTCTCTATCGGTAAAACCATTTGATTGGTACGTAGGTTGGACCTGCGGTGTAGTCAGCCGCCCAACTTTCTGTATAGCCACCACGACCGTTAGTTTTCAGATTCGATGGGTGAATCCAACGGCGCTGAATACCTGGCGCGTAGGCCCACACGTTATAAAAGGGTTTCATTTCAAGACCTCACAGATATTGACGCCTGAGTTTGTGCATGTCGACCAGCCGGCGCCAGTTGCTAAACTCACCGGGGCTGAGGTGACCGACAACCATCGCGTAATCCAGCATGGCGAACACCTCACGAAACAACTGCTGCGCCCGTTCTTCGTCGGTCTTCAAAGCCATATCAAGCTTGGTTTGCATCAGCTCGCGGCCAGGGTCTGGCATGGTCATTGCGGTCAATCCTTTGGGTTGGTCCCAGTTAAGGGGCTTGAGGTGGACGGGGTTGGTTACATGCCGACTAGCGCACCCAAGCTTTTGCGCATTGCGACGGTTGCGACTTTCGGGCCGCGCAAGTCGATGTAAGGTTTGCCGGTTGCCATCATATCGTTAGCGGTTTGTGCGGCGATGCTACGGGCTTTGGCTGGCTTGACGTGGTCGGCTTTGATAGCGGCCTTTGCAGCCTTGATGGCAGCAGCACGGCTTTCAGCTTCGACGAAAGCAATCTTGGTTGCTTCAGCGGTGAAGATTTCAACAATGTAGGTGGCTGTAGTCATTTCGTCTTGCTCCGTTGTTCGTTTCAGTAATTGAAGAATAGACCACTAATGACGGTCGGTCAACACTTATCGAACACCAATTGTTCCCAGCATTTTGTAGGCTTCCCGCTCATAGAACTCATAGTCGATGTCTGCCGGGAGCTGAGCAGGTAGGCGCATGCACGGCACACTGCCGGTACTGCCCGCAACCATGTTGCCCTGGGTCTGGCCGTTGCGTAGCTTGGTTGACCTGATGGCGTGCGTTGAGTTCTTGCCGTAGTACCAGCGAACCGTTTTACCCAACACCTCACCGGTCCCTTCCCAATACCCGCCACCGGCACACGTGGCCACTGTGAGGAAGCGTCTGATATCCGTGCATTGCCTGATGGTCGTATAGAGCGGCGTGCCCCTGGCCAGGTACGCAATCACCGCGTCAGAACAGATATCAATGTCAGGGTTCTTGCCGGTTGGGCTGGCCTCGGGGCTGACGCCAGACTCACCAAAGCACCCTTTGGCCTTGTGCGTGCCGTCAGGTTTGAACGCAATGTAATTGTTCACGTCTCGGCTAAACACGGCGGTGTATTTGGTTTCCTCAGTCTCAAGGCCGGTGGCCGCTTCCCATGCTTTGAGGATGGCATCGCGGGTTGCTTCCATACCGTGGGGCGTCTTGACGATAATGCCGTCAGTGTTCGCCGATATCACCGGGATACCTGCCAGTTCCATATCCTCAATGAGCATGAGTAGCGCAAGCTGGCCGGTGATGGTGGTGCGGATAAGCAGCTCTGGGGCAAACAGGATTGAGTATTTAGAGCCGAGTTTGCCGAACGCGCCGTTAAGCACAATTTTTAAGCTGTCTGCGATGGTCTTCCAACGCTTGGCGCCCTCGCTGTCGCCGGCCTTCTTGCACGCACCTGCCATGTTTTTAGCGTGTAGGCGTTCGGTGTAGACCCTGCGGTAAATCTCAATGAACGCCTCACCGATCGCGCCGGGGTACATGTTCATCAGCAAGATGAGCGACGGGTAGTAACTCGCAACGTCATGGTCAGACAGCGACCACTTGCCCGGTTCGGTCAGGTGAAATACCGACTTTTCTTGGCTGTGCAGTCCACCAATGCCGAACTTATAAACGCTTGAACCCATATGCACGCGCAAAGCGGCGACCGCCGGGGGAATGATGATCCCTGTTTTGATCTTGCGGCCGTCAGCGTCAAGAACCTCATCAGTGTCGCCAGGCATTTTGAGCTGATCGACATCGTTGACCGTAAACGCGTGAGTCAGCACAGTGGCCAACACGTCACGCATCTGCTGCGTCTTGAACTTGATGAACGGCGGGGCCTGGTAGTGGAACTGATACCCGTGCGGGTAGCTCACCTTCTGCGGGCGGAACCCAAGTTTTGCAATAATGGTTGACTCGCTAATCTGAGCGTCTGACTTACTCATTACATCAACGCCGAGGTCTGCGCTGATCTGGCGGCGCAGCT